AGGCAGGTTTAATATACAGTCCCCGTCACAGCATTACTACACTGTGAACCAAACTAACAGCGCGTGTTGCCACTCATACAGGTAATCTGTATTCCTGTCTAGTTTGGTATTCATCATTCACTAGGCTAACTACGGTGTACCGTCAGATAGGAGTTATCGGTATCCTATTCTTCAAGCATGGCCGCAAAGCGCATCGGCGTGAATGGTTTAGATTGTCAAGTACTGCCTATTAGAACTTGGCCTTATGGCCCGTAGATGTAACTCCGTCTACTCTCTTAGACTAGCCCTATCATAGTTCAATGTCAAGTGTTTACCAGGTAAACGTCCCACATTATAAGACTAGAGCACTATATCTTTTAGAGTAACTTACCACTACAGGTAGTGTTTACTACTTAGTAACTACTACAACTATCCACATCATACATATCTACTGTCTCTGCTGTAGCTGCCGTATACTACATCAAACCTGTAATAATACACATCTACTGTAACAAGCAACCTCCGCCTCAAAAAATGCAAACGTGTAAAGAATGCTGGGGGGACTCCCTTATAAAATTTTTGTACTTTTTCAAACGTACCTCCTATACTACTATGAAAGGAATATACTATAGGATGGTTTATAGTACCTACTCGCCAGAGGGATGGCAGTGGCGGCGCGGCGGCGTGTATGCGGGCTGTTTTTAGCTTCCAAATTACTCCATATCCCATTGACTCCGCCGCTTCGAAGGCGTATCCTCTCAGTATGGACAGCGTTCACTCAAGTACACATAGTATGAGGGAGTGTGCGGAACTGTGTTCAATGGAGTCACTAGATAAGCAGAGACGAGAAGATATGTCGCCACTTCGTGCTGCACTTCGTGCGTACTTAGCGGCATATCCAAATGTTACGGCGGCGCGGATCGGGCCGCAGGGGGATGATCTATAAATGGAAGCAGTTTCTCCAGTAATGCCAGGTTCGGAATCTTTTGAGATTATTCTCGGTAAAGATCAACCGGAATACAAGCCACTTTCTGCTATTTATGTAGATTCTCCTGAGATGCCAATGATAACACGTTGGAGATTGTCTAATGAGGAGCGTACTATGATAGTAGCCGGAGCTGATATTGTGCTCCAACAACTTACTTTTCATCAACCTTTTCATCCTGTAAATCTTCAGATTGTTTTTGCGCAGGATGCACCTGTACTTTGCGAGCTGAGCTAATGGCAACGACACCTACTACAAGTCCGATTATCGTCAATGCGCACCTACATTATGGTGGCAGTGTAAACGCACGTACTGGTATGCAAGGACCAAAGCCTAGTGCGGGCGCAACTTATAAGAAACATCTCCGCTTTGAAACAATGGTACGTATGGAAGCAGCCGCACTTCCCGAAGCACAGATCGCTGCGATGCTCTCTATTTCAGTTCCGCGTTTTCGTTACTTAAAGCGTTCCCAAGATTATCTAAACGCACGTATGCGTATCACGAAGGGTATCATCCTTGACACTACAGGTGATCTTGCCCTGATTCGTGAGCAGCGTAAAGAAGTTCTCGCGGCAAATCTTCCCGCTGCGTTGCAAGTCTTGGCGAATGAACTCCTACAGCCAGCCACCACGCTCATGGAGCGCAAGCATAAAACTGCCGTCGCTCTTGAACTCCTGGATCGTGAAGGTACATTCGCCAAGGTATCTCGTGCGGAGATTAAACCTGTGGATGCTTTTGACTTTGAGAAAGTGGATCAAGCCTCTCGTAGTATTATCAATGCGATTCGTGGTATCGCGCCGCCGACGCAAGGGGAACATTCCTACGCATCTGTCGCTGCGAACAAGGAGTTTTCAAACTCGCACACCCTCAGTGCGGTAGATCAGCAAGCGGCACTTGACACACTGGAGGCTGCCTACCTTGAGATGCTTCCCACAGAAGGGTTGGTTAACTAAGTGCCTGAGTTTATTACGTGCTGGAGGCCAGTCCATAGCAGTTACATCTGGCAGTACGTGCTCGATTACGAGCTTGGATTTAACCAGTCAGAAATTTAACACGGTAGTACAGGAGCAACAAATGAGTTTTCTTTCAGCGTTTGGTAACGATGTGAAGAAAGTTTTCGGATGGCTTGGCTCTCCAAAAGGACAGGCTATCATAAGAACGGGGGAAGCTGTGGTAGAAGCTATTGATCCTGCTCTTGACGGTGTGATCACACTTACGAATACGTGGGTGCAGGAAATCTACAAGGCGCAGGCACTTGCTAACGCTGCCGGTGCCACAGGCACCACGGGGTCAACACAGAAGTCTGCCCTTGTGCTTAATGCGGTTACGCCGCAAGTGCTGGCGTTTCTGAAGACGCAGGGATTGGCGCCGGCGAACAGTACGCAGCTTCAGGCTGCTAACGATGCGCTGGTTGCATTCTTGAATGCGCTTGGTGGCACAGCCACCACGGCAGCAACGACTACCTCTACTACTGGCACTTCTGTCGCTTCTACTACGACAGGCGCTATCCCCACCGCGTATGCGACACAACTGCCGTAGTAAGAGGATAAGAATTGAGCCAGCGCGAACACGAACAGCGGGTACGTGACACACTCCGTCTCCTCGAAGTAGGGGAGACGGGTGACACGTTTGTGCCGCGTTCGACGGTGCTGGGATATAATCTTATACCGACGGAGATTGCGAAAACATCAGCGGAGAAGAGGCAGATTTACCGTGCAAATGCACTGATGGATTTGTACTATTTTGCCACCGTGGTAATGGGAAAGAATCGCTTCTCAAAGAATCCTGATAAGACTAAAAATCTCCATTATCAGATGTGCCTCACTGTAATGAAGGATGGCCTCAAAGAAGGAATCGAGATACCGCGTGACCATTTCAAAAGTACCGTCTACTCTGAATGTTTTCCCATCTGGCGAGCATTACCATTTGGTAAACGAGAGGAAGATTTCTTTAGCAGTGTTGGGTACTCCGACTTGTACATTGAGTGGATGCACCGTACACACTCCCAAGATATTAGAATTTTGCTTGTCTCCGAAACGATTACCAATGCAATTAAACTAGGTATACGTCTCGCAAACCACTACGAGAATAATACTTTTTTCCGCCATCTCTTTCCAGAGATACTTCCAACAGAAAAGGATACGTGGACACGTGAATCACTTCATCAAAGAAGGACTGCTGCTGGCCGTGGTCAAGGTGAAGGTACATTTGACCTTATCGGTGTTGGTGCTGCTTTGCAATCACGCCACTATAACGTCGTGGTGCAAGATGACTTGGTTGGCAGAGAAGCTCGTAAATCTTCTATCGTCATGGCTGATACCATCGACTATCATCAGATACTCGTCGGTGCTACAGACAGCGACCCAGATAATCCAGGCAGAGACTTTGATGAGATCGTAGTAGGAAACCGCTGGAGCCACGATGATCTCAATTCGCACATACGCAAAGAAGAGCCTTACTTCTCGTGGACTACGCACTCTGCTCTTGGCGGTTGTTGCTCCTTGCATCCTTTTGGGCAGCCTATTTTTTCAGAGGCATTCACTGCTGAGAAGTTACTTAGATGGAAGCGTCGCCTTGGTTCTTATCACTTTAGCTGTCAGTTCCTTAACTATCCTATTGATCCATCTAAGACCAAGATAAACATGGCAGACCTTCGTTACTTCCACTTCGAAAAAGTAACAGGCGCTCTTTCTATACCAAAAGAATCCCCTACACTTCTATACATGACTGGTATCTCACCACCGCAGCAGCAGTCTCGTATGGTGATTCGCCATCACGTCGCTGAGGGTGATGTTATTAAGGATGTATTTCCTCGTAACATTGACCGCTATATGATTGTAGACCCCAATCACGGCGGTTCTCACATGGGACAAGAAGCGGGTAAAGATGGTCGTTGCCGTCATGCTATCGCGGTAACTGGTATCAGCAGGGAGCCGCGTAGAATTTACCTTCTTGACCAATGGGCAAAAGCTATTGATATTAAAGAATTTGTGAAGATGGTCTTCTTTATGGCTGTGAAGTGGAAGTTACGTTCTGTTTACGTTGAAGCAGTAGGTGCGCAGAAGTATTTACTATATCACTTGAATCAGTTTGTAGAGGATTACAAGGCGACACGACCAGAGATTGCCGGTATC